TAGTGTTAACTAATGAGAATAATCTAGAAGAATTAGAATTTATAGACATTTTTATCTTTTACGTAGATGAAAATCTACTTGAAATCTTTATAAAAGAGCAAGAGGCTAGAGTTGGAGATGCTATTTTAGAATTATTTAAGCGTAGAGAGCATATAGATATATTTAACAAGAAAGCTCTTTTCATCTATATAAAGGAGATTACAGATGCTCCTACCCCAATAATAACAAAAGTTATTAAGGTATTGAAGGGTATATACAAGGAGATGTTGAATAAATATCTTGAAGAAGGTAGTAAAATCAACATTTTCACTAGTTAACTATTTATTTAAAATAGTATTATGGATTTAGAATTTGAATTATACAAAGGTAAGAAGTACTCCGATTTACTAGAAGATATAGTAAAAAACCACAAAGCTAAGCAAACTCAGATAAAAGCATTAGTAGGTCAACTAGTTGATATGGTTAGTGAGCCTGGTGATGCTGTAATAATAGTCCCACTTATAAAAGGCTATTTAGACTCTGATATTAAAAATGATGAAGCTCTAGTTAAAGTAGCTCAGATTGCTTCAAAAGCAGCTATGCCAGCAGGTGGAGAGGGTGGATTAAATGATAAAGATTTAGAACTACTTTTTAGTGATATTCAAAAAAGTACTGTACCCTTACTAGATTCTGAAATAAAGGAATTACCTAATATAGAGAAATAATGGCATACGGAGTAAGTAGTACTTTTGCTGATACAATAACCAGTGCCAGTCCATCAGATCAGAAGAACTCATCAGGATATATTCTTGGAAGGGTATCTCATGTTGTGTATGGCCCATACTATTACGGAACCACACGACCAGATCCTAATTATAAAAATCCAACCGACTTAGGTAAAGTACTATTTCAATCTTTGAGTGGTAATCAAAGTGCCACAGCTAATAGTGCCGGTAATCAACCTGCTAAACCTTTTTATTCTTGGATGAAGCAGTACCCTTTAGTAGGTGAATACATTTATGTTTTATCTGGCCCTAGCTCTAAACTAAATGACAATACAGAACAAAGTGAATTTTATTACTTACCTCCATTTAACTTATGGGGCTCAAATCATCACAATGCTCTTCCTAATTTACAAGATTATGGAGTTCATGTTCAATGTATTAGGAGATCTTATCAAAATAATCAAGCTACAAACCAAGCAAATAACCTTACAACAGGATCTACAGAGTATCCTTTGGGAGATGGTTTTTTTGAAAAAGGAGATGTAAAGACTTTAGAAATGTTTGTAGGTGATGTTGCTTTTGAAGGAAGATATGGAGCGTCTGTTAGATTTGGATCTTCTTTACTTGCTAATAAAGATAAAAATTATTGGTATCAAGGACCCGAAGGTAATCCTATTACTATAATAAGAAATGGCCAAGGTCCTCAAATAGATAAGGAAGGTTGGATACCAACTATTGAAAATATCAATAGAGATCCTAGTTCTATTTACTTGACAAATGGTCAAACTATTGTGATTGACGATATACAAAATAGCTTTTCTTTAGCAAGTTTAGATATATCATTAACTACAAATGTAACAATGGCAATTCCGTTAAACCAACAATTAACTAGTATTGAAAGCCTTTCTGCAAATACACAAGATCAACGTATTAATAATAACAATCCGAATGTAGTAAGCTAATGTTTAAACCAGAATTTCCATATAAAGGTAATCAAGTAATAATTTCTTCTGGAAGAGTTACACACCACTCTAAGGACGATTTTATCTTTTTATTTGGAAAGAAAGGAGTTAGTATTTCTAGTCCTGCTACTTTTACAGTTGATGCAAATGAAAAAACCATTATAGCATCCCCTTTAATAGAATTAGGATTAAGAGCAAAGATAGAAGGAGATCCGGTTATGTTGGGCAATAAAACAGCTACACAACTGGGACAATTAATTGATAACATAGTGAGTTTGGCTAATGGTCTAAGTGCTTTGAATGAATCAAACCTAGCAGGAGCTATTCCACAAATTGTAGCCTCAGCTAAGATTTTGTCATCAGTAGCACCTATTATAAAAGCACAATTACTAACAACTTGTCAATCTAAAATAACCTTTACTAAGTAATGCCACTACCAGGACCTATATATAATCCAACCCCAAAAGTTAGTGCAAGTCCTAATAGTACTTTAGATGCAAAGTTAAGTGATCCGGCATTTCAGCAGAGTGCAATAAGTAAAGCAGTAGCATCACAACCTAAGCCAAAAGATCCAATTGAGACTCTTATTCTATTTTTTACCAAGAGTACTGCTACATTGCAAGTTGGAGTATTTAAAATTTTATGGGGTACAGCAACTAATCCTCCTCCAAAGACATCTGTAAGAGATCCACAAACTGGAAAAGAAAAAGTCGTTCAAACTAATATTGCTAACACAGGACAAAAGATAAGTAACTTTTTTCAATCTGGTTTATTTAATATATTAGATACAATAAATGGATTAGACTTATGTAATATACTATCTTTTCTAACAACTACAACAAACTCTAAGCCTAAAAAAAGACCTGAAAAGCCTTGGACTAAGGAACAAATTGCTTTGTTTTATGTTCAAGATAAAGCTAAACTAGCTCAAGATACAATTGACAAGTACTTAGCACTTCCAACAAGTCTGGTAAGAAGTTACGCAGGTATAGAACCTAAAATAGTAACTCCCAAGCAAGCTGTGTCAGGATCTAATACAAATGAAAAAGCAACCGATCTAACAGGTACTAATGCTCAAAGGTATAATGTTTATAGTTTACTCCAAGCTTTAAAAGACGCATTTACTGCTGATGGTAAAAACTCTATTATTACTAGTGAAGATGCAACTTTACTATCACAAGTACCTGGGTTTGGAAATAGTCTCAACTTCATAGATGACTTTATTGCTAAAATAAATCAATACACAGATTATAGAAATATTAACAATGAGGAACTACAAAAATTACTTAAGCAAATAAATGATATAAGATCTATTTGTGTTACGATACAGACATTAGATTTTAGCTCTATTCTTGCTACTGTTGGAAATTTTTTAGGTGTAGATGTTAGAGCACAAATTCAACAATTATCAAAAGTAGTAGACCCAACCAAACTACTACCCACTATAAAGCAAATTTCAAATCAAGTTAATGGATTTATAAAAATAGCTCAAAGAACTTTTAATATATTAACTCAACTTCAATTTATAATTAAAATAGCCATTTTACTAACTAAAATATTTACATTTATTGAAGTATTCTTCTTATCGAACCCACTACCAACTTTATTTACTACAGCTGGTGTGCAAGCTTCTTTTAGTAAAGCTAGAGAAGCAGCTACAAATGGCAAAAACCAAGTTATACGAAGATTACAACAAGTTAATAGCTTATTATCAGTTCTCATATCCTTTGTTAGATATCTACTTGCTTCAGCCACTGAATTGTTATCAAAACTAGAAATAACAATAAGACAACTAGAAGCTTGTGAAACAACTAAAGACTCAGCTGTAATACTTGATTTAAAAGCAAGCTATGCAGATTTAAAACAAGTACAAGAGCAATTAGCAACTTACATAGCTATCCATGATGGTAAAACAGATCCAGATGTATCTACTCTAGGCGATTATAGTATACGAGTCGTTGATGAAGAGTTAGTAGATACAGCTATTGTAAATAAGCGTAGAAGAGGTATAGCAGTAAATAAAAATGGTGCTATAGTAGCTCAATCTGACTTAACATTTGCAACTAATACTTCTATCATAATTGAAGAAGTAAAAGTGAAGTTAGTTAGCTCTGGACTAGTTAAGTCTCAATTTAGTGGTTTTGCTGGTTCTGACCTAGCTGTGATATCAACATCTTTAACTTATTTAGAAGATAATACAGCTTTGGATTCTAACTTTAATTTTGATACACTACTACAAGATAATGGAGAGTCTCCAGATAGTGAAGATGAAAGTGTTGGCTTAGGCTTGAATGCCTTTATTAATAACCTGAAAGGTGGTAAAAAGCTTAGACTTAGATCTAGAGCTGCAATGAAAAGTTCTGCCACAGCATTTCAAACTCAGATAGCACAAGCCAAAACTGATGGGGCAAATGTCATAACCGCCCCTAGTGTTGCTGCTGGTGTTGGTAAAGAAACCGGAAAAGAAAATAATACAGAATCTACCAACACGGGTGGCGTTGGATTCAAACAATAAAAACATAACAACTAAATATTTATAAGCGTATGGGACAAACAGATTTACTTAGAAAGCTTATCCGTGAAGAAGTTAGAGCAGTTTTTCAAGAAGAACTAGCAACTATTCTTAAGGAAGCTATTATTTCTAACAAACAACCAATCACAGAGACAGTAGCTCCAAAAAAGCCTACTATTCCTGGAACCCTTAATACTCAACCAGTTAAGAGGCTATCTGTACCAAATTTAGGTAAAGATAATCCTTTAAAGAGCTTACTTGCTGAAACAGCTCATTCAATGTCAGAAGATGATATGGAAGGCTTTAGTTTTGATTCAGGAGATGCAGCTGGATTTCCAGGCATGCAAAGTTTTGCTAAAGAAACACCAGTAGTTGATTCAGTAGGTGGCATGCTTGCATCAGCAAGACCTAGTTCAAATCTAGACGCTATACAAATCAATGCAGTTCCAGATTTTACAGCTATAATGGCTAAAATGCAACAAAACGGAGAAGTTTAATGGCATATAATGCAAGAAATATAAATGTTCTAGATTTAAGACCTTCAACCGGAATTGGAGTTTCTTTGCCTTTTAGTAATGCTGCTGTTTTTGAAACTGTTTATAATACAAAAGATCAAACTAAGTTTAACTTAATTAACTTCTTACTCACAGATCCTAGAGAAAGAATTTTTAATTCGAATTTTGGAGCTGGTATAAGAAGCGCTTTATTTGAACAAATAACTCCTGAGACAACCGAGAATCTGGATATAAAGATTAGATCTGGTGTAGAGGCTTATTTTTCTAATATTGCTATTACAGAGTTAACTTTTGGAGCATCTCCAGATCAAAATACTTTGACGATTAATCTCTCTTATTCTATAAAGAATACAAGAGAGGCTGACACTATAACACTAAGCATAAATGGCTAATAAAGACATAAGATATCTCAATAAAGACTTTGCTACTTTTAAAGAAGCTTTAATCGAGTATGCAAAAGCATACTATCCTACATCCTATAATGACTTCTCTACGTCTTCTCCTGGTACTATGTTTATAGACATGGCAGCTTATGTTGGAGATGTATTATCTTTTTATCTAGACAATCAGACTCAAGAGACTTTTTTAGAGTATGCAAAACAGCCTTCTAATCTATACAGCTTAGCTTATATGTTAGGTTACAGACCTAAAGTAACTTCTGCAGCTATAGTAAATATGGATGTGTACCAACAGCTTCCTTCATCAGGCTCTAGCTATGCTCCAGATTTTCAGTATGCTTTAACTTTAGAGCAGGGTGCAGAAATCAAATCAAACGTAAACAATAATATTTTCTTTTATCTTCCTAACTCAGTAAACTTTAATTTATCATCTTCAATTAATCCAACTGATATTTCAGTTTATACAACTACAGGTGGTAATCCAAATACATATCTTTTAAAGAAAACAACTCAAGCCATTTCTGGTCAAGTTAAGTCAACTACACTTACTTTTGGAGCTGCAGAAAGATTTCCTGTTAGAAATATTCAAGATACTAATATAATTGAAATTATTAATGTTGAAGATAGCGATGGTAATATCTGGTATGAAGTTCCCTACCTAGCTCAAAATTTCATCTTAAAGCCTATTGCTAATACTCAAGCCGCATATCCTCAACTATATTCAGAAGCAAACGAAGTTCCTTTTGTTTTAGAAAAGCAATTAGTACCTTATAGATTTGTTTCTAGATTTAAAGAAAATAATTCTTTAGATTTAGAATTCGGAGCAGGTATTTCAAATCAAGCAACAGCTTCTAGATATCTACCTAATCCAAATAATGTAGGAATTGGTACAGTAAATGGTATGACTCTTTTGAATACCGCCTTCGATCCAACTAACTTTGTAACAAACGACACTTATGGTCTAGCACCTCAGAATACAACTTTAACAGTTCAATATATAGTAGGTGGTGGAGCAGTTTCAAATGTACAAGTAAACCAACTAACAAACATTGTAAGTGCTCCAGCTGATTATGATAATTCTCCTCCTAATCCTACATTAGCTGGTACTATATTAGCTTCTTTAGCATTCAATAATGCAGAAAGAGCAATAGGTGGGGGTGATGGTGATAGTCCTGAACAATTAAAGTTAAACACTCTTAATCAATTTCCTACTCAAATGAGAGCTGTAACACAGCAAGATTATCTAGGTATGGTATTAGGTATGCCAGCTAAATTTGGTCAAGTAGCGAAAGCTTATGTTACTAAGGACGAAGCAACTTTCTTTCAATATGTAGTTAACCAACCAGGTGAAAGAGATCCTTTAGCAACTTCAATATATCTACTTTCTTATAATGTAGATGGACAATTTGAAACACCAGGTCCGGCTATTTTACAAAATATTCAAACTTATTTGAAAGAATATAGAATGCTTACTGATACTATAAGATTAAAACCTGCTTATATTATAAATATAAAAGTTAGTTTTGATATTGTTGTATTACCAAACTTCTCTGCAAGAGATACAATAGCTAATTGTTTGGCAGTGTTAAAAGTATTCTTTAATAGAGAAAACTACCAAGTAAATCAACCTATTATTATAGCTAACATTTATACCTCATTAAGTCAAGTAGCAGGAGTACAGACAACTAATAGAATTTCTATTATTAACTTATCAGGTACTAACACAGGTTACTCTCAATACAGTTATGATATTGCAGGAGCAACTTTAAATGGAATAATTTATCCTTCATTAGATCCTTCTATTTTTGAAGTTAAATATCCTGACACAGATATTCAAGGACGCGTAGTAACATTATAACAATATGGCAGTATATCAAATATTCGCATCAGCAGATGCAACAATTTATTCAAGATATCCAGTTAAGAATACTGGTATCGATCAAGTGTTGGAAGTATCTGTTAAGAACTCTCAAGATGGAGTTGCTTTTTATAATAAACAACAACTACTCACACAAAATCCCTACTACACTTACGACTTAGCTGCTAATGATAATTACAATACTACAAATCAATTATTTCCTCAAGAAGATATTAGAAGAGCAGTATTACAATTTTCACCAGCCGATATATCAAAACTAAAGACCTTTGCCTCTCAGTCAGTAAGTGGTTCTTATGAAGCAAGTCTAAAATTAAATTTAGCTTTCGCACAAAACTTAAGTCAAACATACTCTTTAGATGTT